TGTGGTGTTGTATGGCATGACTTTAATATTTTATGCGTTAATACTGGCTATACGATGCAATAATTTTGCATAAAGTTATGATTAAATTATCAAAAAAAAGATGTCACACTAATTAAAATGCGACACCCTTCGTTCAAAAGCAGGAAAATGGAATATCTATTCTGCGGTTACTCCCTCTTTTTTAGGCTTATTTGTTATCAAGACAGCATCAATATCATCCCGGAACCCATCGTTGCCAAGATAATATTCATACAATGCTTCATTTGGACTCTTGTTGGTGGGCACTTTGCAAATGAGAGAATCTTTATTATCTCCCGTTCCCTTCCAAAACCATGCCTTCTTAACCCCATCATGCTTGATGATTCCTTTATCGGATGTCTTCTGTAGGGAAACACGTGCCTTTATTTCTTCATCCGCATTTACCATACGGAAAAATTCTTCAGGACCTTCTTTTGTCGCATTGATCTTTTCATTCAAGATGATCTTTACCTGAGCAAGTCTCAAAGTATCTACATTTGGAACGAAATATGCGGTGGCTACAGCCCTTATCTTTTCTTCAGTGAGTCCAAAGTCATCCCCATAAAGAAGATTGTCTATCTTAGTCTGAATCTTCTTGACAGCTACTTTCTTCTCTGCCTCAGTCACCAAATCTTCAAACATGAACTTAACCATTGGTCCTTCATTCATTCCTCCCTTGCAATACTCCGATTTGTTAAGGAGAAAATATATTAGTTCAATGTCTCCACGATCCAGATATTTTACTCCCTGGTACATGAATTTTTTTGGGAGATATCTCTTATTCCCCTTTTCTTCAATGATCACATTCTCTGCATATCTCCATATCTCAATACCCGCATCGGTCTTGACCCTTGCTTTAAGATCAAAAGAGATAGAACAGGGTTTGTCCGGTTTGATGTTGTGTTTCAACCTACTCTTTACAACTCTCCCGGGGGGATAGATTACTTTAACTGGAAACTTGTTGTGAAAATAAGTTTCGACTGTTTTAATCTGTGCCGCATTTAATTTTACTGGAACGTCATTCTCGTATAACATAGCTTATTTAGTTTTAAAGGAAATGAGAGGAATGACCAGCACCCCTCTCTATCCTGATTATTACACAGTTGCTTCCATAAGAATCATACTGCTTCCACCTCTTTGGTGAGCTCCAATATGACATCTCTGGTATGTGTTCCTGTCATCAATGTCTGTTACTTTCAGACCTTCCCCTGCACCGCCTACCTGCCAAACTTCCATCTTTCTGGAATATTTGCCGAGAGCACGATAACGAGTACCGATTGAATCGACCATGTTTCCAGACTTGGGGTCTTTCTTCTTACTGATAGGTAGAAATACACCCATATTACGTGCGGTGTAACCTTCTGCTCCTGCGAGCTTCTTATTATTAAATCCACCCATTCTTTTAAATAAGAAAGTCCTTTCAGATTTTGTCAGATAAGTAAAGTTCACGGATGCGCTGAGAGCCTCATTGCTGTGGAACAAAACTTCATTGGTAGCCTGTTTTGCAAACTGGATGTTCGTGTTTCCAAAATAGGTTTTAAGAGAGTTCTCGATGTCCTGATGTAAGGCTATGCCTAACAAGGAAAGAACATAGTTTGATGCAAACTCCCTATCAAGGGTGTTAGCCAATTCATCAAATTCATCAACATCAAATGCACCCAAAGTACTTGTCTGTTCGTTCCCTACTCGTCTGATATAAGGAATAAGTCCTTCGGTTGTTTTGATTGGTCTGTGTGTTACCGGGTCTATAATGACGTTTGTACTTCTCTTTCCCCAAAGAAGCGCACCATCAATTTTAAGAGCCATACGATAATCAATATCTATCTGACCTTTAAAATAATATGCGGGGATTGACTGACCTTTACTGGTGATTGTCACCCATGACTGGTTGACCATCTCTGATCCGGTTACTCCCATAGTTTCTTTGATGATCTGAGCATCATTATCATATTCCCATGTCCCTGATACTGCACCTTCTGGCTGTCCTGAACCTTCTGAGAAAGCACTGGATGTTATCACAAGTTCCTCTCCTGCTGTTAATGCAGGGAACTGGTCTGTAATCTCATTAAGCCTTACGGTTACTGTAGGTGCTGCGGGAACGGTTGTGCTATCAATAGTGATAACCGAGCCGGTTACTTCAGTAGGAAACAGTATAATATCATAGAGCCTGACGTAAAAATTATTGTTTGCATCAAGATCCACGGTATCAAGGGTAAATGTGATATTTGCCCCAACTGCTGGTTGTACTACGATCTCTTTTACATGAAGAACTTCGTGGATATGATTGTCTTCAAAATGACCGTATGTGTCGTTCGCTACCGGAAGATCAAATCCCATGGATCTGATCAACTGGAAGTAGGATGCGCCCTGATCTCCGAACCTACTAAATAGTGTGTTCATTATTTCCGGCTTATGAATGTCAAAGCCTGAAACGATATCTGAGACATATATTTGAGCAATAGCTTCTGGTCCCATTTGTTTAAATTATTAATTATGAATACTATTAAAATACATTGCCTCTTGTAATTACTGTCTTAAAAAAAAGCGGACTACTGTTTCATTTCCAAGTTGTATGCTGCATTGGCTTCCTCTTCCTCTTTATTTCCAACACCCCCTGTAGGAGCATTGTCATTGTTCTTTGGAGAAGGATTGTGGTAATGTTTTAATACTTCCTCTTCGGTCATACTTCTTGCACGTTCAAATATGGCGTGATAGATTTCTTCCCGATTAGTAAATAAGATATCGGAGAACATTGATTGTGCAACACTCGTGACATTTTCCTGATTAACTTCCATTTGGTTGCTAACAACAAAATCAAGAGCATTCCCCATTATAGCCTTCTTCGCCTCCTCTGGTAATACAAAGTTGATGATTGGCTCTTTGCCTCCTTTGAGAACTATTGGAATCTTTGAGAACTCCTCACTCATCTTTTCATTTACCGCTGTCCATGCAGTCTTCTGTGTCTTTTCAACTTCAGGTGTCCATTTAGTCTCTGTCACAAGAGTTTCTTCCTGTGTTTCTGGCATCTTAATCTTACCTTTGAAATCCACGAGTTTAGCCTTGGCTTTATCGGCATCTGCCTCTAACTCCATTCGGCTATAATCATAATCCTGTTTGTTCTGATCCAGTTCCTCTTGGGTAAGATCACCAGATTCAACCCTTTTGGGGTCAATCTTTGCAGGGTCCACCTTGTATTTCATCTCGATATACTTTCGTACCTCTTGTGGACTTCTACTTGCAAGACGAGGATTCTCAATAATATGTTGCAGTGCTAAAGCATCCACGTCATCCATGTTTGCCACATCTGCTGCATTTAACTTATTGAAAACATTTACGTCCTTAATGCCTGTATCACGTGCAAACTCGTTAAACTTCGCAATGTCGTCACTTGCAAAAGCATGTTTTGGCTTTTTTGCCAATTGAGTTTCAAGCTCTTGGGTCTTCTGTCTCAGTGTCACCAATTCTTGAAGTGATGCAGATATATTTGCTTTTTTTGCCTCCTCAACTGTCTTATACTGATCACCGAATATCTCATTCAGTATGTCAGTTTTGATAGTATCGGGGTCGGGTACGTCTGGTTTTTTATCTTCCGGCTTTACATCATCCGGCTTTTTATCTTCTGGTTTAATATCTTCCGGTTTGATTTCGGCTGCTGCCTTTTTACCCGGATTAATTTGTTTTGCGATTGCCTCCGTGTCAACATTGTCTATATCAAATAGAGCATCAAATTCTGGATCACCGCTTTTTTGTACTTCAATTTCGCCTTCTATTGCCATAGCTTTTAATTGTTTCTTGTTTTACAAATGTATAAATTTATACGGGTACTGCTGCCGATTCCTGTTTCGCTGCATCCTGAACTACTGCCAATGTACTTTGGAGTCCAAGTTTTTCTTTTTCCCTTTCATGCTGTTTTTGAGCAAATTCTTCATCAATTATCTTTTTAGCTTGATATAGTCTTATTTCTTCGTCTGTATCTAATTTCTTCTCCTTCTCTATAAGTTCGCTTTTCAGTTTGATTGCCTCTTGCTCCCTCTCTTTATCAAGGTTCATGTTGTCTCTTTGCAGTTTGAGTTGTTTTTCTTTGTTCTTTTTGCTTTTATGATTTAAGAAAGCTTCTGCATATTTTAGACTCCCTGACTCCAATAACCGTTCTATCATCAAAAAGTCAGGTAACTCAATTCCTATGATACCATCCCTGTCTGGTGACATAGCTGCTATTGCTGCCTGACGAATGACTTCTTTCCTTTCCTTAGTTGGTTTTGCCTCATATTTAATGAAGTAATTTGCATCCACGGTGTCTGCACCTACACTGATAACCTGCACCCCTATTGTGCCTATCACTGGCATATATCCCTTATAAGCCTCTTTGTTGTGCTTTATGAGCAATTGCATCCTTAGTGAGATATTCTTAGCCGTCTGCTCTTTTATGGTCAGATATGCGCTGTAAATTGGCCTTAAAGCATTGTTTGTTGCTGCCATAGCTATCTCTGATCCACCTACTGACTGTTCGGGGTTAGGTGTTGTGGCATCCGCAATCTGATTTATTCCGGTTAAATCACGTATAGCATTGGTGTTAAACTCAAATATGGCAATGAACTCGTTTAGCTGTGCGCCTATACCTCCCTGTAACTCCTGTATTGGTCTCAGTCCTCCGGGCATATTTGGAATACCCCTGTGGGTGGATGCCTTATAGAGCAAATCCCCTGTCTGTCTCTTTATCTTTAATATTTCAAGCGGTTGCAATTTATTCTTGCCCAATGTCATATTCTGCAATGCTGTAAACTCAATTGCAATACCAGGAGGCGATGCCATGGCAATAGCGTTCTGTAATTTGTAAAATGCCAAAGCCATTTGATGTAGATGTGATTCTGACAGGCTTACAAGTGATCTGAAAGGCAATTTATAGAGGTGATACGAAAGTTCCACTTCTTTTTTGCCCGGGCGTGGCACGTCATACTGTAATCCAAAATCATAGGCATGATCCGTCCCAATAATCCACTTACACTTATAAACTACTTTTATATCGAATATTTCGGTCTTTTTCTTATCGGTGTTAAGCACCTTTCCCCACTCCTCATCATACATGTTCTCCGTGCCATCAGGGGACTTTCTTTTAGTTTTATAGGTGCTGTCTACAGAGAACCATTCAGCATCCAATACATCAACAAGAAATCCATCATACGTCCCTGTCCTTGCATCTGAATCATAACTATAATTGTCAATGGAAGGGTTTCCTCCTACTCCTCCATATTCTCTGGCTAAAGTGATAAGTTCGCTTTCTTCAATGTCTGGATTCAGTTTACGAATATCCGATATGAGTACTTGGATCACCTCTCCACCATACTCCATATTTTTGTTGTCAGGGTGTTTTGAATATTGACCTATGAAGCAAAGCGGATCAACATATCTTATCTTAACCTTTTTGGTGTACTGATCGGTGAAGTCTTTTGTGGCAGCACAGTTGATAACACAGAAGTCACGTATGATCTGTTTTTTTATCTCTTTCCATGCTGATATGTAGAATGTGTAATCGAGTCCTTGCTCAATCTCTGTCTCCTTGGCTAATTTAAAGCCTCCGGCTCCATCATATAGATTTAGTTCCTCCATTGACTCAGGAACATAATCTCCTGATCTGTCAACACCCATAGCCTGATCAATGTAACTAAGTATCTCTTTGAATTTCATGCGATATTGCATGTCGAGTTTTGCAGCCTCCTTTTCTTCTGTACTGGATGGATCAACGGCTGTGGCGACTACCTGATGATCCGTCTGCTCCATCATACCCTCCACTACTCGTAAAAACTTAGGCATAACAGAGAACACATCCCAATTGATGTTCATGTAACCTGTCATTGCTGCATCCGGGTCAGATATGTCGAGTAAGATTTTCTGGTATTGTTTGATGTTTTGCCTTCCATCTGCCAACTCTCTTAAAGCCGTCATCTCTTTTACACTGCTGAATGCGATGGCACTTTTCCCTTGCCGATATCTGGCATACATGGCTTCACACCATTTCTTCCCCCATAGTGCGTTTTTCTCTTCAGGATTGATATTATCCTGTGGAAAGGGGTAGCCACCTTTTGTGTATTTCTCCAATGATATGCCCATCGTGTTAGAAAATTTTCTATAAAATTAATGCTTTCTTGTGACTAATAAACCTTTTTGCTCAAATAACTATCTAGCGTGTACTCTTGTTCGTCCATTGCAGCTATATCGTCAAAGATGTCCCTAGTCCCAAGTAGTGCATACCCGGCTGCGGTAAAGAGGTCATAATTTGTCATATCTTCCGGCCCATCTATATCCCTGCACTCCTCCAATATTTCTATGTGATTTTCTTCGTCTGCCTCATTCTCTATCCACGTCATGAACTCTCCAAAGATGTCCTGTTTTGTCCTGTTAGCAGTGTCTCCGGGGGTTACACTTATCTTAAATGTGTTTGGATCGGCTTTGTAAAGCAAGTATCCGGGGTATCCTCTGTCTCTAAAATAGTCCCACAAGAAGGGGACGTCTATCTCTGGAAACATAGGAACTCCATAATACAGACACATCATAAGCATATCTTCTCCATAAATATTCTTATCAAATGTTCTCTGTGCATAGGTACATGCAAACTTTCTCTTTCTTGAAAAATCACCATCTTTAAGAACTCCTTTTTTTACAACAGCACCTCCTCCCTTGGATTTCCGGTTTCCCTTGGTTATATTGAATTTGAATGGGTCGCCTCCTGCTACTCCCCAATGAGCATTGCCGGGTTTAAATGTTTCTTCTTCATCACTCCAAAAACTACGATTAGATTCATTATCATTTAATTGATGGCTCATTCTGAACTTGCCCTGTGGGTTCTCTGTGAATATTACCTTACTGTCCTTTACATTATCCTTCCAACTAAAATTACCTGTTATGATAT